TGCACGTTGAATTACTGCTTCAACCACAGGTTGTTATGTATTTGATGTGAAAGTCCTATTAGTAATAGTAACTCACATGTGTCCTTCTACAACTCACCAAGCGAAGCGCTGGTCAGCGGTACTGGGTCACTACATAGTGATTTACTTAGTTCAAGCTTTCCCCGGAAGAAATTCTTTCGGAGAAATAGGCTAGGGGCATTGCCCTTTACCTCGAGAATCTCGAGGAGCCTTTGTCTTGAAATCATGAGACCAAGTCTGCCTGGGATACTATCCCAGGAGAACTCCATGTCTAGTACTTCTGGACACCTCTTTTGGTAGTCATGCGCATTGCGCACGGTTTGCCGAATGTAGTGTGATGTTCGAGATTTCGGTTTCACTTTCGCAAGTAATCCATTACCTTTTATCATGGATACGTAAGGAACTTCCTTCGTACCTAAAAGGGTATTGGGTTTGCTCAGGTCAACGTATTCGTCTAACATCTTACGGTTAACCCGCCTTTTGCTTGGCGGACCAGCCTTTGAGTTAAAACTCAATTCCGATGTGACACGTGAAAACACTGTTTCCACGTCTTCCACAACAGAGTAAGGGTCTTCGAAATACACGGATAAGAAATTGAAAGTCGTAGTACGGCTGTCAATCCCTCTTTCCCATGTTGTCTTGAATTTATTGATTTCAGTTTCCTCCCTCTCAGTGAGAGACGAGAACAATTTTACTCTGGCAACCAGCAATGCTGTTTTGTCATAGTAGAAACTGAATTTAGATGGAACTCCAATGCCACCAAACTTTGTTGGCATGTAAGTTACCATAGAATTAGCTACCTTTTTCTCAAAGAACTTTGGCATTGCCAACCTTAACATTAATGGTAAGGTTTCTTTGAACTTTGGTAGGATTGAGTCAGCTATCATTGGCTTCCAAGGAGATTCTCCTTGCTCAAAATCCTCTTCAATGAAGCGGATGAGACGCTCTAGTTCCTTCATCTTCCCTCTTAGAGGGTCTGGTGATTCGAACTGAGTGCGCAAGCCCATTTTAGCAAACTGGTTAAGTAAGCGAACCTTAATAGTGTCAACCTTAATACGCCTTGCGTATTTCGGATGGACTCCGAAGTCCTGACAGTAGTGCACGTATTTCTTTGAAATACGGTACTTCGGCCAGGAGATTCGGTATCCCATGGACTCTAGAAAGGTCGGTATTGCCTTGCAATACTTGAAATCGCCGACTGCTGTATGGTCATCTCCAGCGCATGCGTAGGCACTGCCTTTGCGGGTTTTGAGAGGAGTCCGTTGTTCACGTTTGACATCGGAAATTCCTTTAAATCCCAATAAAACCGCATAATTAGCACCAATGCTGCTAGCACTGAGAACGACCTTTGTAATCGGGTCACCCATAAGAACACCTCTTCCAAATAGGAAGGATGCCTCCTTATGCTCACTCGTAATTTGATATTGTTTCGTCGCCTTCATAAGGCGGTTGGTCATTTTCAATGAAATTAACCTATCCGAACACAATAAATCGATAGCATTATCGAGATACTGTTTGAAGGTCTCAGGAATCCTAATTGGTCCTGGGGCCTGCCTCAGTTGGTGTACCAATCCCTTGAGCATTGCTCGAGAGATATCTCGATTAGCAAAATCTGTCGCTGACTCTAGATCAGAAGTACTGATGTACTCACCGAGTTCATCATCTTCCAGTTTACCAAAGTGACGGTTAAACGAAGCTCCCATACGGTACAACCCGTCGGAGTCCGTTAAACCCACTCTTGCCCCTGGTAAGAGTGAGATAAGCTCAGTGAGAAAGTGTGCGGCCGGTACAAGGTACAGGTACGCCCAGCTTTCTCCAGATGTCAGTGGACGAATCTTGTTGCCAGGTTCAGTGATAGTTATTAACTTTCCCTGAAGGGTAGCTCCGTTCAAGTCGTATTCTTTATACTTCTTGATAGTCCATAGGTGGACTAGAATTCCAAATCGGAAGTCTATTCCATTAGCAAGCTCGGTGCCGAGTAATTCGAACTTCGAAATCTCATCACCGATCTTTCCTTCCAAGGGACAATCGAGGTAGGCTACGCGCCAGAACTCGTGATGTCCGTGCTCCACCTTACAAAGGCGGTTCCCATAATCATCGACAATAAAATTGTCGACTATCTTGGAATACACGGAATCCACAGGTTCCATCAGAAACTCGTACAACGGTTCTCCTGGTTCCAAAAGAGCCCATTTCCCTCCAGCACTCCTTGAGTACTCGAAGGATGAGCCTCCGGATAATGACAAATGCGTTTCATTGAAAAGCGGTGTATTATCCTTGGATTTATACTTCCTGCCGATTACTCTGTCGCCGATGATCTCACCGAGAGCAAAGGCGCCTTTGATTTCAGCTTCGGAAGCACCTACTTTCTGTGTCATGTTTGAGAGATACTCAATCAGCTTCTGATTGGCAGTAACCTCAACAGGCGGGGCCATTGACCGCGTCTGTGACATATGAGAAACGAACCAGAACTCATTGAGTTCTGGCTCTTCCTTAGAAAGCCTTAGGTCGGGATTGAAACGAGTTATTAACTCAAAGATCTTCCTTTGGAACTTAGTAAGTTTTTTAAGGGATCGTTTCCATTCCGATAATTCATTCTGGAAATAATAGTCCTGTAACAGTGTTACCATAGACTTCCATTCCGTAGTTAATGCGTCTAGTCCATGAACTAAAGCAAAGTCAAGCAGATTCTGCTTGACCAGTTCTAGGTCATTTGTATCGAAATTGAATTGCAATGCAAGACAAATCGCATACATGATCGACGCTATTTGTACCGCA